TTGTAATAGCAAAAGTGAACTCCAGATACAAATAGAAGAATGTCCTGATGTTTTTATTTATATTCCAAATAGTTTTACCCCAAATGGAGATAATATAAATGATGTGTTTGAGGCATATGGGATTGGAATAGTTGAATTTAATATGATGGTGTTTAATAGATGGGGAGAACTTATATTTGAAAGTAATAAAATAGAAAACCATTTAGATGGATTACACATGGGAGGATGGGATGGAATATATAAATTTACATTTTGTCAAGACGATGTATATCTTTATGTTATAAAATATAAAGGAATTAAAACATCTGAGAGAATAATTTATGGTAAAATATCATTAATAAAATAAAACATTCCCAATATTTATAATAAAATAATTAAATGGCAAAAGTCTTAGAAAATATATTTAATCCTTCAATAGATGAAATAGCTCAAACATACACAATTCAGTCTTGGCACGTTTCACAATCAGTAGATGCATTAACGGCTGCTGAGGCATATGATATTTCAATTAGTGGATCTTTAAATGTTACCGGATCATCAAATGTAACTGGTTCACTATCAGTAATAGGAACTGTAGTAAACGGAACTGTAGGTAATGATGCAGCTGGACTATTCTCACATGCTGAAGGTAACTCTTCAATAGCATCAGGTAGTTATTCTCATGCTGAAGGAGAATCTACTCAAGCAGTTGGATATGCTTCTCATGCTGAAGGAGATAGTACTTTAGCCTCAGGTTCATATTCACATGCTGAAGGTAACTCTTCAATAGCATCAGGTAGTTATTCTCATGCTGAGGGAATAGGAAGTAAAGCAATTGGAAATGGTTCACATGCTGAAGGAAATGGAAATGTAGCTAGCGGAAATGGTTCACATGCTGAAGGAAGTGCAACAATAGCTAGTGGTCCTTATAGTCATGCTGAGGGAACATCAACAATAGCTAGTGGTAATACTAGTCATGCTGAGGGAACATCAACTATTGCTAGTAATAATAATAGTCATGCTGAGGGAGTAAAAACAATAGCAATGGGAATTAGTACTCATGCTGAAGGTTCTGGTTCAATTGCATCTGGTTCATTTTCACATGCTGAAGGGGGATTCACAATTGCATCTGGTTCATTCTCACATACTGAAGGATTAATTACTAAAACTGTAGGAATTGCTGCTCATGCTGAGGGAAATAGTACTCAAGCAATAGGAAATGCTTCACATGCTGAAGGTGCTTTCACTCAAGCAATAGGGGGTGCTTCACATGCTGAAGGTTATTATTCGTTAGCTTTAGATTTTTATTCACATGCTGAAGGATATGAAACAACAGCTTCAAATTTTGCCTCACATGCTGAAGGAATTAACACAAAAGCTTTAGGTCCATATTCACATGCTGAAGGGAATAGTGCTATAGCAATAGGACAATATTCACACGCTGAAGGATTTAGTACTATAGCAATAGGAGATGCTTCACATGCTGAGGGAACTAATACAGTAGCATCTGGTTCATTCCAAACAGTAGTAGGTTCATATAATGTTCAAAATAATACAGGCTCTAAGTTTATTGTTGGTATTGGAAATTCAACAACTAGGAAAGATGGATTTACAGTAGATGCAGATGTTAATTTATCTGGTTCTGTTATGATTCCAACAAACACAGCAAATCCTTCCTCTCCAAAAACAGGATCTATGTATTTCAACCCAACAACTAATTTATTATATATTTATAATGGTACAGCTTGGAAATCAGCATCTTTTTCATAAACTAAATTTGAAACCAATTAAAACCACATATCATGAAACCGCAAAACACTCTCAAAGGGTTGTTAATAGTGGTTATGTTAGTACTTAATACTTTATTTGGTTTTTCACAATTAACATGTGATCTGGATGATCCATATTTAAATCATTTTCAATATTCAATACCCTCATTTATACAATTATACAATGGAGGGTATTGTGTTTCCTCCTCATACATCTCAGATACAACTATCTACATGAAGTTCTATCCTGAGGGGAAAAACGGAATCATATATTGGGGCTATTCCTCACCAATGGGGTATCCTTTATATGTGGATAGTATTAAAATATATGATAGTAGTTGTCGTTTAATTTCTATAGGACAAGGAGTAAGTGGTCTATCTAACTCATTATATTATGTTAAGTTCGTTATACGAACCACATTTATTGATAATTTCTGTCCATATTTCCTCCCTGCTAATCCATTAATGGTTACTTTTGGAATGATAAAATTAGAGAAAATAGAAATGTATATTCAAGTGGATTGGACTACATTATCCGAATCAAATAGCGACTACTTTGTAGTACAATACAGCTATGATTTGAACAATTGGAGAAATGCAACTAATATACCTTCATCTCAAAATAGTTCAACAAACAGATACTATTCAACAAAATTTACCCCACCATATTCAGGTATGGTGTATGTTAGAATTGCAGAATACGATTTGAATGGAAACGCTATATATAGCAATCCAGAATATATTTATTTTAATTTTGAAAACCAAAATACATCTGTTTATGATTTAGCAGGAAGACTTTTAAGAAATTAAGCTAAATGATTGGGATTACAAAATTTTTATTTATATATTTACTTCAATAAAAAAAATAAATAATTAACTAAAAACAAGTTTTATGAAAAACACAAATCAAAAATCACTTAAGCGCCGAATGAATCGCACAGCAATTCTTTCATTTTACAATGCACGTTATTTTAATGGAGATATAGCTCGTTTATCTGAAAAAACAGGCTATTCAACTTCACACATTTCAAATGTAATTGCTGGGCGCCGTAGCGTTTCAAACACACTTGCTGATGCAATGTACTACATTTCTTGTCGCCGTACTAAAAATTCTGAAGTTTGGGCAAAACAAGCATAAAATTTGTTAATTTAACGGGTGGCTCTACGGGGCTACCCATTTTTAGTTTAGTTTATGAAAAATAAAATTATCAACTTTTTCACACATTTAATTAAAGGAAAACTAATTACTATTCCGTTAGTACGGGACGGTAAACCAACAGGTCAATGGGTTGAATGTTATAAAAACGATAAGTATTATAAAATTTTAGTTTCCCAATATGGAGAACCACTCCCAAACCAAATAGAGGTAGAACCAATAAAAGACTTATAATATGTTTAGAATAGGACAAAAAGTAATATGTGTTGATGATAGGCTTGATCCTAATCGAAATTTACCTCCATTGGTTTTTCCTAAAAAAGGTACTACATACACTATACGAGGAATATATGTCGCTAGAACCAACGAAACAGCGCTTTTACTTGAGGAAATAGTAAATCCATACCAAACACGTGATGGACAAGAGATAGGTTTTAAATCAAGTAGATTTCGTTCATTAGTGGAGGATGGTTTAATTGAGGAATTGTTGAGTAGAATAATTGATGAGGTAAAAGAGGAAATTTTAAAGGAAGAGTTAGCTGGGATTACAGATTAAATTTTTATATATTTAAGTATAAGAAAAATAAAATAACCTGTACCCTTGAAAAACTCGTATTGTTCAGAGAGGAGTCATATTCGTATATGGTACACCCACTAAAGCAGGTGTCAGTATTTGGAGTACACTTTGATAGATAAGCAGGTTAGTTCCGATATAAAAGGGTAATAGAATAAGGAGCAAATAGTCAGGTGGCGGAATTGGTAGACGCTCATTCTTATGTATATGTTATAAACGCATAAGATGATAAAAATCGAGATAACAGGTAGGTTTACAGGTTCGAATCCTGTCCTGACTACAATGAGTAAGAGATACTCAGCAGACTTGTCAATGTCTCATTTAAACTTGATAGGGTATTAGACTGGACATCCTGAAACGCCAGTCTCGTGGGAATAAAGGGACAGCACAAACCCTCCCAGTAGTGTGATTTTAGAGTTCATGTGGTAAGACACTAATGGTTAGAGTTTTTAAGAAAACAAAACCGTTAAAATCCACTCACCAGTAATCTCAAGGTGGGGAAACATAGTCAGGAGTGTAATGAGGCATGGTGCCAAGTCCTTTTAAAGGTTACTTATTACAGGTTCGAATCCTGTCCTGACTACTAAATAAATAAATAATGAAATTTAAACTACTAAAATTAATCCCATTAAATGTATTTCTAAAATTTAGAATATGGGTAATATGTAAATTCTTACCTTATCTTTTAAACAACGAAAGAACACCTTATTCTAAAGATGGATATGAATTATCATTTAAAGATGATTTTGATGAATTTAATAAATCAATTTGGCAAGACATGCCATATTTTGGACATAGATTTCATCCAGGCAATATTGTAAATAATGGAACTGCACCTTATCAATATCATGATTCAAGTTGTATATCTGTAAAAGATTCTATACTTAGATTAGAATGTAATGATACACCTACCACTATTAACTATGTTGATTATAATGGAGATTATTATGGAACATTTAAAATACCATACCAAGTTGGTTGGATACAAACCATGCCTAATACATTTCAACAAAAATATGGTTATTTTGAAATTAGATCAAAATCTCCAAATAGTGGTGGAACTTGGCCAGCGTTTTGGTTAGCATCTACTGAGGCTTGGCCTCCAGAAATTGATATATTTGAAATTTATACTTCTGATGGTCAAACACGATCTACCTCAACTATTCATTGGGGAAAAGATCCAAAACATCCAATGACTGGATTTGGTCATACAACACTACCGTTAAATTCTGATTTCTCAGTGTTTGGATGTGATTGGAATGAAAAAAATATTAAAATATATTATAACGGTTGGTTAGTTAGAGTTTTTCCTACACCAAATGATTTTAAATATGAAATGAATATTATTATTAACAATGGTGTTCAAACTGATGAAACAGGTTTAAATAGAGAAAGCATAATATCACCAAATTATTTTGAAGTAGATTATGTAAAAGTTTGGAAAAAAATAAAATAGTCAGGTGTCTGAATTGGCTAAGTACCCTGAGCCCATCTTAGTAATGGGTAGGGGAGATACAGGTTCGAATCCTGTCCTGACTACAAAAAGAATTAAAATTATGAAAGGTGCAATGACATTAAAACATCGTAAAAATATTGTAAGAGAAGTGAAATCTCGTATCAGTAAAGAGATTAAGGATTACAACGATAAAGAAGTTGGACAACAAGAATCTATTCTTGATGAATATATTGAAAAAGTATGTGTTGAAAAGGGATGGGAATTAGTTCATTTTTATTGTGAAGAAGGAAAAATTTTAGATAAGATATTAAAATAGTCAGGTGGCGGAATTGGTAGACGCAGTTAGTTATAAGCACCAATAAGACTTGTAACAACGTACCGATAGTATGCAGGTTCGAATCCTGTCCTGACTTCAAAAATAAATAATATGAGACGATTAAACGAAAATGAGTATCTAATTTTAGAAAATTGGAAAAATGTTAAAATTGAAGATTGTGATTTAGGTATACAATTATGGTGTAATAATTTGGTTGGTAAGGGTATTTTGCGTAGATATAACAAACAATACATTTTAACAAAATTAGGAAAAAAACATACTGAGATTGGTAGACCAAAATTTACATGGGTACAAAATGATTGGTTCGAAAGTGTTGAGTTATTATAAAATAGTCAGGTGGCGAAATGGTAGACGCTAGAAAGAATGTAAAACAATTGAGTAATCTCTGCCAGTATCATTCACAGGGGTTACATACAGGTTCGAATCCTGTCCTGACTACAAAAGGGGTTCTTTGACATAATAAGAAAGGAAAATTAATATGGAAACAATGTATTTTACTTTTGGAGTACTAACGATGGTTGCTATGATTTTGGTTGGAGCAATTGTTTATGGTATTGTAAAGGTGTTTAAACAAGAAAAACAAATCAAAGATATCCAAAAGGATATTCAATGGAATTATAATGATATGAGTGATCGATTTAGAGATGTTTATCAGAAAATTGAAAACAGTTATGTAAATTCTAGAGACATATCTAACGCATATACAGATATGCGGATTGATAAACTGGAAGACAAATTAACAGGAAATAGCACAAAAAAATTAATTAAAGGATAAATTTAACCCGTCGAAGAACCCTTTTTTATATATTTATTAGTATGGGAAAAATTTGTTTTTCAATCGTTTTTTTATTAACAGTATGGGGTTGTAAAACTAATACATTTTATACTGATCATATTATAGTTACAAAAAATGATGGATATAAAGATACTATCCAATATTCGTATTGGAATAAATTTGAAATGGATGCTTTCAAATTAGAATGGATATTAAAACAAAAAAATATCAGAATGAAAGATGTGCAATTTATAGATTTTACCCAAGGACCAAAAATTGAATTTAACAAAAAATACCAACCCAAATGAAGTTATTTTTAAACACATTACTGTTTTTGATTTACATAACAGGCTATAGTCAATCATTACAACTGGAGATAGTAGATAATTGTTCCTCAGGATACGTAGTTATCAATAACGATGAATCACCCGTCGGATATACAATGATTCATAATGGTGTAGATATATTATGTATTCTCCCCACAACAACAGATACTATATTTGATTTACCTAGTGGAGAATATATATTACGTTCTAATGGTGAAGCACATGAACAAGTTTCATTTACTATTTCAAACACAGTTATAGACGCTACATTACATATCCCATATACCTCAGTTTGTATTGGAGATTCATATATAACACCGATTTTAAACATTTACTCCTCATATAATAATGTCTATTGGGATTTTGGTGATGGAAACATTTCATATGATGATATCAATCCAGTTCACTACTATACTCAACCAGGTATATATACCTTAAAAGCAATAGTAAGTGAAGGTCAATGCTCTAAAATATTTGAAAGTAAGATTGTAGTTGAAAATATAAATGGAATTCAAGCCACAAATCGATTACAATACAGAACAACTAGTAACTATTATAATGTAGAAGGTAAAGTAGTAAAAAAACTATGAACAACGATATTGAACGTAAAGAGTTTTGGGAAAAAGAGCTATCCAAAACTAAATCAAAAAAATGGGATGACAACGATTTAGAACAAGCATTTGTTTCGGCAAGAAAGTTATTTCAAAACAAGTTACCACAATTTGAAACGTTTTATGACTATAAAAAGTCATTAGTTAATAAATAGGATTACAAGATCTATATCTGTATATTCAAGCAAATAAAAGTTATATGTTTAAATGGTTTAAAAAACAAGATAAGGACGAAAACAATACGGAAATGCTCGTATCAGAAATGGATGCGGTTGCAATAGCATTAGAACAGTCACGTGAAGAAGGTTTAGATGTTGAGGTTGTAACATGGGCACTTCGATACATGAAGGAAAATCCATCACTCACCATATCGGAAGCAATTACAATGGGATACTACGAGTGGGTTAAATAACAGACCAAGTTGATATTTATAACGGAACAGGTTGTGTGAACAAGTTTACTAACTTAACACACTATTCCCATGAAATATCTAATTACTCTGCTATTGATATTTACTATATCGTGTAGTCAAGATTTCAACAAACCACGCTATCAGAAAATAATTAAAACACGACCTCACTGGCAACGGAAACAAATTCCGTTTTACAGACAAGGAACATATCGTGATCGTAACGTGAAAAAACAAGCAAGACAGAAATTAATTCAACCGCCAACAATTAATATTAATTGAAAAATTAGGATTACAGGATTTACATTTGTATATTCAAGCAACCTAAAAAAATAAAAGTTATGTTAGAAAATTTGATTATTACACCTAAACGAGGTAGAGGTAGACCAGCAAAAGACGCAACACAAACTATGTCAGCATTTAATCCTGAAGAAGTTAAACTAATCAGAGGCGAATCATTGAAATTCAATGAAGCACTATTTGTACCTTTCAAAACAGGTACCGAATTTGATCTAATTTTATCAACCGATGGTGGTTTAATGCCCGGCACATCGATGATGATTGCTGGTGGACCAGGATCAGGTAAGTCAACATTAGTAACAGATATGTTATCTAAGTTTACAAAGCAAGGTTTGAAATGCTTGTTAATACAAGGCGAAATGGATGAAATTGGGCATTACAAATATTGCCGAAGAATGCCTTCATTTGGTTGTGTTCAGACATTGTTTTTGAAAAACCACATGGATAACGTGAAAGAAACATTAGAATATGTTTTTAACTTAGGTTACGACGTTATTGCAATTGATTCACTTGCGGAGGTATTAGCAATGTATCGCGATCAAAACGGTGGTTCAGCAAAACAAGCCGAATCATGGCTATTGAAATTACAAGATTCAGTTAAAAAAGGAAACAACGCATTAGGTTATTATACATCGTTTGTTAATATTCAACAAATGACGAAAAGCGACGAGTTTGCGGGTTCAAACAGGTTAAAGCATATGATGGAAGCATATTGCGCAGTTGAACGTAGCAAAGATGGACTTGAACGTTCAATGCATTTCGAAAAGAATCGTGATTGCGATAAAGATTACAAAATCTACTTTTCAATATATAAGGACGGAGTTCATTACGCTTTAAATCAAGCAGAAGAATAAAAACGGGGAGTACACGCTCCCCTTTCATATATTCAAGTAAATAAAAAAGATATATTATGAAAAACCATTTCATTCCTATCGATAACAAAATCGATAAAGCAATTGCATTTGCTCAATCATTAGATAACAAATCGTTTCGTACACGAAACCGAATTAAACAACCCTCAGCATATATTGATACGCTGAGTGTTGTTCAGAATCTACAACAACAAGGTTGGGAAATAACAGGAGTATGTGAACAACGCGGTAAAGATAGAAAAATATCAAACAACTATGTTCAATTGGAACACCCTGACTTTAAAATGATGAATAAAAACAAAGTCGAAGGTATATCAAATATCTATGTTTCAAATAGTTGCGACGGAAGAAAACCGCTTAATTTAGATTTCGGAATGTATCGTTTAGTTTGTTCAAACGGATTGATTCAACGTACCCCGTATATTGAACATAGAATTAAACATACACCGCAAAGTATTGAACGATTGCCAATGATTATGCAAAGTGTAAATAGCGCAGCACAAAGAGTCCTTAAAAGATTCGATTCATTAAAAACAAAGGAATTGAAACCTGCACAGCTGGAGGAACTAGTAAATAAAGCAGCACGTTTAAGATTTGACGATGACGTGATGGATGCTTCTCAACTACTCACTGTATATCGAGATGAAGATAAAGGAAACGATTTATGGTCGGTATATAACAGGATTCAAGAAAATTTAATCAAAACAAATATGTTACTAGATCGTAACGGACGACCGTTAGCAGGAGTAAACGATGTTAAAAGCGACATTGTTTTAAATCAAGCATTATTTGGATTGATAGAAAATTATGCTTAAAAATTAGGATTACAAAATCAATTATCATATATTTAATCAAACGAAAAAATAAAAGTTATGCTAGATCTAAATTCAAACACATTCCTTAGTAAGGAGCAAATTAAATCAAAAGCAAATTCGATTTTTGCTACTAAAGGTGCTGAAAACACCTCACAACACTATTCACACATTCCAACATTCAAAATCATTGAAGATATGGAATTGTTAGGATGGAAAGTTTCTGATGTTAAAGAGGTTAAAGCGCGTAAAAACGCTGGATTCCAAAAACATTTAGTTGTATTTCGTAATGAGGAAATTGTTATTGATGGTAAAGATGGAGACACAGTATTTCCACAAATCCTATTAACAAATAGTTCAGACGGAAAAAATGCATTTACATTCCGTGCCGGACTTTTCCGTCTTGTATGTGAGAATGGTTTAGTTATTTCAACACAGGATTTTGCTGATTTAAAAATCAGACATATGGGTTATGACTTTGAAAAGTTACAGAAAACCATTACCAATATTGTTGAGAAACTTCCACTCACAGTTGAGTCAATGAATCGTTTTAAAGAAACACAATTGGAGGAGGAACAAATCCTACAATTCGCTAAAGATGCACTTACAGTACGTTTCGGTGAAGAGGAAATGGAACGCATTACAATTGATTACACTACATTTATTCAACCAACACGTAGAGAAGATGCAGGAAATGACTTATGGTCAGTGTTTAACCGCATTCAAGAACGAGTAATGGATGGAGATTTCCAATACAGTTATGCAGCCAAAATACGTAAAGCACGTAAAATCAAGAACTTCAATCAAGATTTAGATTTGAATTCAAGACTATATGAGTTAGCTACCACATATTGCCTATAAAAAATAAATTGGGGAGCTTGGACTACAAGTTCCCCTTTTATATATTTAAAATAAAAAAGTTATGGAAAAAGAATTTGTACCTTATGAACAAGCATTAGCTTTAAAAGAATTAGGATTTAATGAAGAGTGTTTAACATCTTATCATTATAATGGAACATTAATAGATATGTGGAGTGCAGTGGGTTTTGTTACAAATAGTAGTTTAATAAACCCTGAACAATTTAATGCTAATAATAATTCTAAACTTTTAAAAGATTATATTGATAATCCTTTTACAGCAGCACCAACATTCTCACAAGCATTTAGATGGTTTAGAGAGAAGTATAATTTACATGGGATAGTTTCATATTACGGAAAAAATCAATGGGATATAGAACTACTTGATTACAAAGGAAACCAATTAGTTGAAATAGAAAACAACACATTTTGGACTTATGAAGAAGCAGAACTTGCTTGTTTAAATAAACTAATTGAAATTATAAAACAGAAATAATGGAAGAAGAATTTACACCACCATCACAGGTAAACAGATTGGAAATAATCAATCACGCCAAAAACGATAAACCAGTAGGACGAATCCTTACTTTGTATAAGGAATTAGGACATTTTGAACACATTGAAGTAGTATATCAAGATAACGGAAAAACATTAAAAATATTTTTAGGATGATAATAAGCATTATTGGAGGTACAGCAATTGTATTAAGTTTGATTGTACCATATTTTATAAAAAATAAACGAACCGGAAATTTTATTGGAGCAGTACTAGCTGCTTTTGCTTGTGGTTTGTTTTTAGGTGAATTAATTACTAAATATTTTTCATAATGAGCGGAGGAGCATTTGATTATAATCAATCTCGCATTCAATATATAATTGAAGGCATTGAAGAGGAAATTGAAAAAAATGGAAAGAAAATCGACTACGAACCGGGATACAAAAGATATGAATGGGAATCAGAATACCATTACGAATATCCACCTGACATTATTGAGGAATTTAAAAATGGAATACGCATACTAAAACAAGCATATGTCTATGCTCAGCGAATTGATTGGCTACTATCAGGAGATGATAGAGAAGATTCATTTCGTAAACGATTGAAAGAGGATTTAGCACAATTAAACCCACCTACTTTTTGGGGTGAAGAAAGCGGATACTAGGATTACAAAATCTTTAGTTGTATATTTAGGTAAATAAAAAATTATGGAAAGAATAGAAATTAATGGAGTATGGTATGTTAAAGAAGATACCATACAAAAAGAAAGTACTATATTAGAGCCTACTCATTTTGAAGGATACTCTGTAGAAAATGATGATTTTATTTTTGAAGCAACTATTATATTTAAAGATGATGGTACTCCTTATTATGGTATTACTATTGAATGTACTGATAAAAGATTCCCAGATAGGAATAATTGGAAAGTAGAACATTGGGATAATGATAATTGGTTAAGAGGTATATTAAACAATAATCCTGATTCATGGAAAGAATTACCTGAAATGAGTAGTGGAGATATTCATTTTTTACAAACATTTTTACAATATTTAAAAGATAAAGAATGGTTATGAAAGAAACACTTGAAGAAGCTGCTGAAAAGTATGCTAAACAATTTGATTATGCAGAAGATTCTTCACCACCAATAGATTTTGTTGAAGGTGCTAAATGGCAACAAGAAAGAATGTATAGTGAGGAAGAAGTATTAGAGTTATTACTAAAACATCAATCTGATTATAGGAGTTCCGTAAGAAATACATCTCCTTTGGATTGGAGTTTTGATATTAAAGATTGGTTTGAACAATTTAAAAAGAAATAAAATGGGAAATCTAAAACAAAAACTTACCACTGAGGAATGGGACGAATTAATAATCTATACTAAACCAGGATTTGTTGAAAAACGGATTGAATTATCTATTCAAGAGGCAGCAGAAAAATACACATCAACATCTTTTAACAAACAAGATCTGTATGATGGGTTTATAGCTGGAGCAAAATGGATGATGGAAAACATTAAAACAAACTCAAAATGACAGCAGACGAATTCAACACCAAATATAAAGACTATTTAGAGGAAGGACATTACGGACTAGATATAGACATTCCATCCATAACTAAATATCTAGATGAAATATTTCAGGGCCTAATTAAAATACCTGGATTTCAATATTCACAAATAAAAGATAAATACTCTAATTGTAGATTCTATACTAACTTACTTGAGGTATTAGGACATAAATTAGGAGCAATTGTATCAAATGAGGTGGAACGTAGAGTTTCTATGATGATGGAAGTATATTATGATCACTTAAATTATAAGAAAGATTAGGAATGCAAAATCTTTAATTGTATATTTAAAATAAAAAAGGTTATGAACGATTGGTCAGCATTTAATGTAAAGTATTTAGCGGTACCATTTACTATGTTGGTATTTGGTGTAGTAATAGGATTTGGTATATCCGATTCCAAAAAGAAACCAACTAAAAAATACCCAATAGAAGTACAAACTCATTGGTCAACAGATCAAGGTGCATCTTATCCAATTATGGAAGCAGATAGTGTTATAGGTGATACTATATACAAAGATGGTATTAGTATAGTAAATAAAAACATTTTAAATATAACATTTAAATGAAAAACATACACGTAATAAACCAAAACATCTACATCACTAATGATGAAGAAATTAAAGAAGGGGATTGGGTTATTTATAAAAATAAAGTTTTTAAGATAGGAATAGGTGATAATGAACTTTTTCATTTAAGTAAAAAAATCATCCTAACAACAGACCAAGATTTAATCAAAGATGGTGTACAAGCTATTGAAGATGATTTTCTTGAATGGTTTGTCCAAAATCCAAGTTGTGAGGAGGTTGAAGTACAATGCAGATATAATTTTTATGCAGGTCAAGATTTAACACATTACAAAATAATCATTCCAAAAGAATCTAAACTAATTAATAACTGTCCTAAGTGTGGTTTAGATTTAATCATAAGAGAACATTGTACACCAATTTGTACAGATATTGATTGCCGTGGTATTATACTTAGTAATGAAACATTAAGAGAATGGGCATCAAAAAAAGAATCTAAACAAGAAACACTTGAAGAAGCAATGGAAAGTTATTTAGATTCTCCTACGCCCCACTCATACAAAAGAGCAGTAAAATTTGGTGCTAATTGGCAACAAAAACAGATATTAGAATTTCTTTATTTAGAAATAACAGAACGTAGAGATTATTCAGCATCTAAAATGTGTGAAAAGGTAATAGAGTTTATTGAACAATTAAATACTAAGAAATGAAAGAAACACTTGAAGAAGCTGCTGCTAGACATTTTAATAAAGAAGATTTAGTTGAAGGTGTTAATATTCAATATGTACTTCAATGTGCTTTTATTGAAGGTGCTAAATGGCAACAAGAAAGAATGTATAGTGAGGCAATTGAGTTTGCTGAGTGGATTAGAATTAAAGATTTCCAAACTGCATCTAAAGATAATTGGATTGGTTTAGATATGAAATACTTTACAACAGAAGAATTGTTTGAACAATTTAAAAAGAAATAATATGAAGCAAACAGCAGTTGAGTGGTTGGTTGAAAGTTTAACGGAATTAGGTGTTGATTTATTAAGTCATAACTTAGAGATTCAACAAGCCAAAGCAATGGAGAAGGAGCAGCATCAGCAAACTGCAGCACACTTTTTTCCTACATCATTAAAGAAAGAAGATTTTGAACAATATTATACAGAAACTTATGAAAAATGAACATAGGACAGGAAAGAATAATAAAGAAATACGCTTGGTTACCAACTTGGGTTTGGGTTGGGAAACAAGGAAATAAAGATAAGTGGATTTGGTTGAGACCATTTTACGAAAAACAAAAATATGTTAAGTGGAATGATTGGCAGGAAGGTGTGGGAGACCATTGGAAGACAAGTTGGAAATGTGAACGTCAATATATTTAAAATTATAACAAATAAACTATGGCAATATTCGGAAGTAGTTGGAAAGAAGATAGTGAAGACGAAATCAATATGTTTTCACATTGGAAAGATGATGAAGATGACTCTGGTCCTGAACCAAACGAGGCACTAAAAGTAGCTAAAGAAAGATATGATGCAATGCTTGATGCTAAACCACCTTACGTAAGTGATGATTTTCAAATTGGACCTGATGGTGCATATGAGGATGTAAGTGATTGGGATATAACATTAATGGATGGAATTGAGTACGAAAGTTGGGATGAAATATATGAAGACTATGTTGGTGAGGCAGATCTACACGAGTTTTTACAATGGCTAAAGGAAAATTTTCAAGTACCTAATAAACTAGGACCACAAAATTCTTAATTGTATATTTAAAATAAAAAAGTTATGATATTTACAGGCAAATCAGCAGATGGTTCAGATGCAAAGGAAGTTGAAGGTATGTATATGCATCCCGATGGAGAACAATGGTCAAATCAACCATGGATCATAACAAAAGAGGACAAAATGTATTGGGAAATACGTGACCATATTGATGGTAAACGATCACTACAAGACGAATACGATTTAGTTAAAGCAAAGAAATCCACATTAAGTAGAGCACTACGTGATTTTTTAATTAAATTTATGGATGAGGGTTAATTAGGATTACAAAACCTTTAATTGTATATTTAAATAAAAATAAGAGTTATGACGCCAAAAGAAAAAGCAGATGAATTATTTAGAAAAATGTATCAAGTACGTTCTGTAGCGGCAAGTGATATTACTAAACATTTTGCAAAACAAAGTGCATTAATTGCAGTTGATGAGATTATAAAAGAATATGGAACATATTTCAAAGTAGAAGTAGAAGGTAAATATGTATCTTATTGGCAACAAGTTAAACAAGAAATTGAGAAACTATGACACCAAAAGAAAAAGCAGATGATTTACTGAAGAAAATGCTAGGTAAAAATCCAAACATCCAAGACGGAGTTTCAGCCATAGATACTATACAAGCTAAACTATGCGCTTTAGTAGCAGTTGATGAAATAATGAGCACCACTGATGCGGAAGACCATATTATTTTGTATAACTATTGGCAAAAAGTAAGAAATGAAATTGAGAAACTATGACACCAAAAGAAAAAGCAGAACAATTAGTACACACATACCGAATGCTATTTATGGATGTTGGGGGCGATTATGGGGAGGAAATACTAGTGTCTGTATTATCTAAACAGTGTGCTTTAATAGCAGTTAAAGAAATAAGATACACCCATTACGATGCAATAACTACAATGTGGTGGAATGATGTAGAACAAGAAATAAATAAGTTATGAAAATCTGGCATATAAGTGACACACACACCTACCACGGACTATTAAATATTCCAAAGGATATTGATATGGTTATTCATTCAGGTGACTGTTCTAATCCACAAGATATAGTTAAGTCCCATAGTGAGATTTTAGAGTTTATAAATTGGTTTGCTTTGCTACCTATTAAATATAAAATATTTGTAGCTGGAAACCACGATGTTGCTATTGAACGCAAATGGATTACTAGAGACCATTTCATTGAAAAGGATATAGTGTATCTTGAAAACGAATCAATTACAATTGATGGTATCAATATATGGGGTTCTCCATTTACACCTTCGTTTGGTGAAGGTTGGGCATTCAATAAAAAGAGAGACAAACTACACAACTTGTGGGCTACTATTCCTGATGATACAAATGTAGTAGTGGTTCATGGTCCACCTAAAGGTATTTTAGATCTATCATATGATACAACAAATAAACTAGAATTCTGTGGATGTAATGCATTTAAAAAACGAATGCTTCAATTACAACCTGAACTGTGTTTGTTTGGGCATATTCACAACTGTGAAGATATAATTAATGCAGGCACAACTAAATTATCAGCATATAAAACAGTATATTCAAATGGTTCAGTAGTGACTGATGGTAAATTTGGTAAATTAAGTTCAAACGGAAATATATTAGAAATATGAAAGTAAAACAACTAATAGAACACTTACAAACACTTGATCCTGAATTATATGTATTTAGACCTGGATATGAAGCTGGTTTAGAGGATATAAAGGATACTAGTAGTGTAGTTCATGTTGAATTGGATTATAACAAAGAATGGTATTATGGACCACATGAACAAGTATTAAGTCCTGAAATATTTCCAAACGCAGTAAAAGGAATAGTATTATAGACTAGGACTACAAAATCTTTTAACATATATTTAAACAACTTAAAAAAATAAAGGTTATGACGGTACAAGAATTAAAAGAAATACTTGATGAAATGAACCCAGATATGGAAGTAAAATTTTCATACAGTTATGGAGACTATTGGCGAACCCAAGTAGCAGCAAACATTTCAGATGTCGATTATGGGTATGTAAGTTATAGTGACTACCACCAAATGGATAAGGTATCTGAAGATGAAAATGAAGATACTAAGTATGTAGTTTTACTAAGTTAATTTGTTAGGATTACAAAATCTGTTAATGTATATTTAATCAACTTAAAAAAATAAAGGTTATGAACGGATTAACACAATCAGAATTCGAAATTTTGCTTAAACTAAAGCAACTAAAACAAAACAAAAAGTACATTGCTTTAAAACTACACCCTCCAATTGGAAACAGTACCATTCAGAAAGAAAACAATCGGATGTTTATCAATGAAGGCCGAGATGGAAAATGGGAAGACATCTCAGAGAGTTTCTATGATATAGTAGTAGGAATTTACGATTCACGTTCTTAAAAAATAAAGGTTATGGCAACACGTAGTTACATTGGAAAACGTCTTGAAGACGGAAAAATTCGTTACATTTATTGTCACTTTGATGGATATCCATCACACAATGGAGAAATCCTAACTGAATATTATACAACAGAAGACAAAGTCACTGATTTACTTGATTTAGGAGATATGAGTAGTTTAGAGCCATCTCTTTCAGAATGTAAAGTATATGATGATGGAAATGTTGCGATTGGAGATATGAGTGATTTTCTTGATGGGAATGTTTCATATTACTATTTGTTTGAAAATAATGAATGGCAATGTTTTGATTATAAAGGAGATCAAGTAACTCTCTAGGATTACAAGATTTACAAACGTATATTTAATCAACTTAAAAAAATAAAAGTTATGAAAAACGAAAAAACAGAACGCATTGAAAGTCTTATAGATCTATCAGCACTTGCTTGGTTCAATACAGCAGCAAACACAATTGTTGTGGATATGATGAATGAAGGATGGGAGTATAGTGATGCAAGAGAATATCTATTTGATAAAATTGATGAAATCATTGAAGCACATAAAAGACAAGATCGATTGGAAAATAAATTCTCCCCACTAATTGGAAAAAAATGTATTGTAATTGATGAGGTAATAGAGAAAAATAATGTAAAAATACATACAATTAGTGGAATTGGAGAAAATGGTGGATTGTGTTTTGAAGATTACAATGGGGAAACTATTTTTTGTTTTGAATATGATGAAGACTTATTTGTAGAAGGATACAAAGCATGGATTCATCCAGATGAAGTATCTATTCAACTAATAGATTAGGATTACAAAGTTTACGTTCATTTATTTAAATAAAAAAATAAAGGTTATGAAAAAAACATCTCAATCAATAGATGGAACATCGTTCCACAATGTAGTAGTTAAATGTTCATTATCAACCCTAACAAAAGTATTAGGCAATCCCGATTGTTCAGGAAATGATGGTGAGAATAAGATCAATTTTGAATGGGAAATGGAAACAAATGACGGAGATGTATTTACAGTATATGACTGGAAGGAATATAGATCATTGAATGAAAATGAACTAATCGAATGGCACATTGGTGGAACAAGTAGGAGTATAACTGAACAAGCCGCTCGTGAAATTAGGGATGCAATAGCAAAAATCTAAAGTGTTAGGATTACAAGATTTATAAACGTATATTTAATCAACTTAAAAAACATAACTTATGACTGAATTAGAAAATTTAAAAATCGAGCTATTTAATCTTGTTGAACGTGTTAGTGCGCTATCAACTAAAAATGAAGGAACATTTTCATTCACAAAAGAACAACTACTAAGCTATTCAAAGTTTCTAATTGATGAAGCGGTTGAAAGCATAACAACCGGTATTAAAAATGATATAACTGAAGATTCGTTAGATGAAGTAATTGAATTAGAAATGGGTTATAATAGAGATATACGAGTTACAATTGATGAAAGAGGATTCCATAGCCAAATAGTTTCAGTGATTGAAGATTCAGTTGATTCAAACATAGAGGATTCAGTTGCTAGCGCTTTGGAACATGTGTTTCCAACCACTCAAGATTAAAATAAATAAAAGGGTAGTTCATTAGGACTACCCTATTTTTATTTGTATATTTACAGTATGAAAGAAGATAAGAAGATAAATGGATTAAGTGAACGTCACATTGCACAAATAGTACGACGTAAAATGATTCAACGCTTCAAACCATCAGCAAAAGTATATAAACGCAACAAAAACAAAAACACAGAGCTATGAGACAACTAATCGGAAAATTTGAAGTAGTGGATTCAATGGGGAATCTTAAGACACTAAAAGTATTTACAAACCGCGAAGAAGGTACTGTGGGGTTCTCCTTAACATCCAAATCAGGGACTTCGTTTTCAATCAGCAATATGCAATGTGGATGGAGAGGACCACACCTACCTGATAACACATATGAATATCCAACTAACAAAGCACTAATGAAAGCAGTGAAAGAGGCTGTAAATGGAGGTGTTTGTAAAGTACAAGAAGAGAAATTATTTATTGATGTAATTTAAAAATAATGGTTATGAAAGAATTAATGTATAACCCAAGTACTGGTGATTTATTAGCAACTAAAGCTAAAACAGATGGGAAAGTGTATCAAAGTTACTTAACTAAAGGATATATTAAAATTGGTTGGGTTGATGGGTTTAATGTAGTGGTTGGAGGAATTGGAGTTAAATTATAATTTATTAGGATTACAAGTTAAATTAATGTATATTCAATTAACTTAAAAAATAAAGATTATGAAAGAAACACTTGAAGAAGCTGCTGAAGAATTTATAAAAGGTTGGGGTGGTTTAACTGACTCTAAAAATTCATTTATTGAAGGTGCTAAATGGCAAGCTGAAAGAATGTATAGTGAGGAAGATTTAATTAGTTTTGCACACTTTTATTTCACAGAAGAATTTAATTCAACAATGCAAACTTCTAAATCAACAGATAAAATTTTACAAGAATGGTTTGAACAATTTAAAAAGAAATAATATGAAAGTATTTAGATTTACAACAGAGGTACAATCCATTAAAACAATACAATATATTATTGAAGCTGAAAATAAAGAAGAAGCAGCTAAAATACTCCAAAGCGGAAGTGAACGTGATGAAGGTGAAGAGATTGATGAAGATATCTATTGGGGAACAGAAACAATTATAGAAAGTAAACTAATTGAGGAACTATGAACGAACTAAAAATACATGGCTACTATCAGTGGTCCAATGCTTGTGGTTATGGAGTGATCCTTTCCGATTGTGGAGACTCAGCAAAGCTGGTACTTGAAAATCAATCAACAACTGATTGGTTAGAAATTGAATATGTTTTTAACGAGGACACTGATGGATTTGATCCAATCATTGATCCAAGTAGATACAACGTGCCTTTAAATTTGGTAATGCGAGCTTACTAGGACTACAAAGTTTATTACTGTATATTTAAACAACTTAAAAAACGTAAAAAGATGAAAAAATCAAATTCAAGTGTGTTTGTAAACACAACTATTACGAAACAATTCCCTAACGGACCAAAAGTAACTGCTGAATTTCAAACCATTGTTTGTTTGAATAAAAGTGATGATTGGGTTATTGATTGTATTGAGCCAATGGATATTAATGAAATTGAAATGATGGGAAAAACAATCACCGATTATGAAAATAAACGTAATATAATTGAACATTTCAAATTAATGGGAGTTGATTTATGGGACGAAGTTGAAACGGATATGCAGAAAATCATTGATGCGAATAGTGATGCAGTTACGTTTGTAAAAGAACAAACCGGAATTATATTACCAACAAAACAAAGCAAACCAAATGATGTTGTTGAATTAACAAGACAGGAATTGGAATATGTAATAATTATGAATGATCTAAAACAGCAATTCGGTTCATTAGGTTACTACAACGATAAACGAAAAACAACACGTCGCATCAAGATATATTCAGGTCCAAAAGAAGCAATTCAAAGATACATGTATAAAAAATATCCACATATCAAAACATATTTCAATGTTGGATATCCATGGTCAAGTGGATTATGTTTTAGGTTACCACTTTGATAATAATGGGGACGTAAACGTCCCCTTTTTTATTTTACTAGGACTACAAGGTTTACATTCGTATATTTAAGTATAAGAAAAAAAAGATATGAAAACTAAAACGAAACAACAGATACTAGCTGAGATGCTACAAAAAGAATTAAACTCAACAGAACAAATGTGGGAAGAAGGTAAATCACATGCCTTCATAATTGGATATTTAAAAGGTCTAATCAAAATAACCATTTCAGAACTAAAATGATATATCTACCTATAGCAACTCAACATATCCCACCTGCCATTGCAAATACAAGTCAAGGTAGATACGCTATAATGGATGGTAAATGGTACGAAATTGGACAAACCATTACATTGGAGTTTGTTAGGAAACATTGGAAACCAAAACCAATTGAAACTAATTCAATTAAAACATTTGCTATTAAGAGCTCGAATGGAAAAGAACAGTACACCGTTACTGTGAATGGGAAATATTGGCAATGTAATTGTCCGAGTTGGAAAAACCCATGTAAACACATTGGTATAGCTAAAGCTCAAATTAAGGAATAGGACTACAGAATTTACAGTTGTATATTTAAGTAAACGAAAAAATAAAAGTTATGAAAAGCAAATTCACTCAGGTTTCATCAAATGAAATCAAACTAGAATTAATCCATAATTATTTGACTCAATGTGATCGTTCATTTCTATTAATAGAGCAAAATAGAGGTGTGTATAGTATAGGTAGGGCTGTTCAACTATATCAGTTGGATGGGCTTAAGAAAGAACACATCAAGGAATTAGCGTGGACAAAGGATGATAATCATGGTGGAATGAGAGACTCAGATGCACACCATAAAGGACTCACAACATTAGATGGTTGTAAAAGTGTAGCATTGGATTATTTGGAAAAAATATTAGGAGTAGAAATTGAATAGGATTACAAGTTAAACAGTTGTATATTTAATTAACTTAAAAAACAAAAGTTATGAAAACGACAGAACTAAAACAAGGATACTCAATCTTTGGGAACAAAGGAAATGTATGGAGCAATACAGCTCATATCTACAAAAGTGGAACAGGGAACTTATGTGGTACACCTGCACTATCAAATAACTGGGCTAGGATTGAACAAGTAGAGCATGTTGGATGTCCGGAATGTTTAGAAAAGTATAAATTAGAAAACTAAATATATGTACATAGCAATTAATAAAGCAAACCATTTGGAATTTCATAGTTTCGAATGGACGGAAGATGACAGGTTGATTGTGAATGGAGAAGAAGTAAAACCTGAAGAATGGGATATAGTAGAGGTATCAATGGTATATCAGGATTATTGTTGTTAAAAAAATAAAGGTTATGACAAGAAAACAATTCCACAAAGCAATCAACAAAGATGTATATGAATATATGAATCAACACTATCCCGAATTCGACATTGATGATAGTGAAGGATATGGTCGTGTGTATTTTGTGGATACCACATCCTCTAAACCATGGGATGATAGTATAGAATACCATCAATCAAGACATGATTTGTGTACACTGAATGGAGCTAGTGATAAGGTAAAAGCCGTTGAGCAAGAACTTGAGAGTTGGATAAACGCTTTAATTAAACAATATCAATAGGATTACAAGGTTTATAAGCGTATATTTAGTCAACCTAAAAAATAAAAGTTATGAAAACAAATGTAAACTTAGAAATGTATCAAAACATTGATAGCATTTCAGAAAAACTAACAACAAGGATTACACAGTTAGAACTACTAATTGATGAATATTGTGAGAGATTCGTAACTTCACATGAAGATTTAGAACAAGTTACTAAATTCAACGAAATGTTAAATGACTTGTATGAGGATCTAGATTCAATTACTGAGGTTAAAAGCGTGTTATATAATTAATTAGGACTACAAATTAAACAGTTGTATATTTAATTAACTTAAAAAACATAAAAAATGAAAATAACTAAAGCAAATAAGCTCCCCGGAACACAATATTTAGAACTATTAGATGTAGCAAAGTATTTACGTGCAGTGTACGTTAGTGCCTTGACAGAAGTAGAAAAACAACATTACAGAAGAGTATATACTGAAGCTAGAACAAATGGATTACGTAGTAAAATGGTAGGTGCTACCTCGTTTAAAGCAATGGATAAGGTAATGAAAGTAGCTCAAAATGAATATCCACATTTGGACATTAAAATTGCAAAGAATAAACCAATGTATTCATTTGCATTACATGGTGTTAATATATTTGTTAAAGTAAAAAAATAGGAATACCCTTTAATTAATCATATATTTAAGTAAACGAAAAAATAAGAGTTATGAAAATAAAAGACCTAATTAAACACCTCGAAACATTAGATCAAGAAAAAGAACTAGTTGTGATTGCAACGGACCCAACAGATTGGGACTATGGTTTAGTTGTAAATGAAACAACAATTAGATTGGAGGAGATCTGGCCTTCTGAGGAGAATGGATTAGAAGAAGAATTAGGTGAACCTGATTACCATCATGATAAAGGAATTGATTGTTATGTTATTAGATTAGATTGTTAGGATTACAAAATAAACAATAGTATATTTAAATAAAAATAAGATATGACAATATTATTAATTTGGTTAGGTGGATTTCTATTAGGAGCTGGGATCACATTATTTATTACAAACAAAAAGCAACAATAATATTCAGAATATGAAAATATATCAAGTATATAGTGGGGAAGAGGATAAACATGGATTCCAGAGAGAATACTACATAGCAACATATGTTAGTAAGGAAAAAGCATTACAACATTGTGAACGTATAGTGGAGGAAACTCCATTGTATGGGGATAAATTAGAGGAGGTAGAAGGGAGTTGGGGAAAATGTTGGGATGCTATTGGGTGGGGTAGAGTAACGATTTGTGCTTTATATGAGAGGGAAGTGAATGTGGAGGTATGACAAGTTCGTATATATGGATATATGGATATACGTATAGTTGGGAGTATGTGACCTAGGGATCAACGGGAATGGGGTGCAGGGATTGGGGAGACACAACCCCTTCCCACACCTCCCCACCCCACTTTGCATCGACAAAATATATATGTATATACAACGACACACGCAAAATACAGTAAAACTTGCGGGGATTACATGGTTTTTTAACATATATTTAACTCAATAAATAAAGAAAATATGAAAACAGATGTTAATTTAGATATGTACAGAAACGTTGATATAATTTCAGCGGAACTAAAAATAGCTATTGATGCTCTTGAACAAGATGTTGATGATTTCTGTTCCAATTTTGTTAAAACACAAGAGGACTTGCAACTAGTTTCATTGTTCCAGTCCATGTTGAATGATTTATACAATGATTTGGAAAACATTAACAACATAAGAGGTGTATTATACAACTAGGAATACAAAAAATACGTTCGTATATTTATCTCATAAGAAAAGCATTTAAAAACGTTTAATTAATTGATTAAGCATATAGTCAGGTGGCGGAATGGATGGGCAACGTCAACTAATTAATAGATACAGGTTCGAATCCTGTCCTGACTACCAAATGTTGGCTGAAAAGTTAGGCTTTTGTTTCTATATAGGGAAGATGACTAAGAAACAGGAACTAGAGTCTATTAGAGGTACAATCATCAGTATATCTCTTACAACATTATATAGTTCTTTGCATTTTTACTTACCTTCACCATATGTATAATGGAACACAAAAGGGATCCTCACAGTAGGACAACGAGAAGTGAATGCTAGTCAGGACTGCTCTCAACCAAGTAGTGCTCAAAAACGCGCTCTTTACACATATTAGTTACAACAAAAGCATTAATGCACCCGGAGTAATATACCGGTTTTTAAATTTTGACAAAAATGTTCCCGCCTCTAGTCGACCCAATTAGATGAGCAAATAACATGAGTTAATGATACAGCAAAACAATGTGAGTTAAATTTATACATAAAGCTGGTTGATAATTAGGTTGACTGGCTACCTTACTGTTCAAATACTAGGATTACATAACATATATTCGTATATTTAAATAAACAAAAAAACAAAAACATCTATGAAAAAAGCAATTCAGAGTCCAGTTATTTTAATTCCAACTTGGTTTATTACCATTTATTATGTTGGATTAGTATTAAGTATTATTTTTACTCAAAGTTAGGATTCCAGAATTTTAGTTCGTATATTAATTAAATAAGTAACCGGCCCCAGTAACGGGGGATAAGTTAAAGTGAAAAGGACGGTTCAAACAGGGGAGCCATTTAGGGACAAGAGGATGAAATAAGCCCGCCCTCGGCTCACCCGATTTAAAGGTGGACATAATAGCCACCACGCGAAGGCCGGCCAACTCATAGAGTCGTCGAGCCACTTAAACCATGGAGGTCCACAACGTTGGGCCTCCATTTATTTATTAGGATTACACGTTTTATAATTGTATATTTAATTAACCTAAAAAATTAAAAATATGAAAACTAAAATAAATTGCTTCGGTCAAACAATTAAGATTAATTCCCAACAAGAACTAGTTGAGTTTCTGACTAATAATCCATTCAAAACAGAGAAACAAATATGTGCTGAACTATGGAATTCAGAACGAGAAAAAAAACATGCCGACCTGATTAGACGTGCTTTATTTAAGGGTACAATTGGTAGGGTTAGAGTTAAAACAGGAACTAGAAATAGAATTCATTACTATGTTTCGTCTGAGAGACAAACATATAATTTTTAAAAATAATAGGATTACATATTAAATAACTGTATATTCAAGTAACTTAAAAAACATAAATATGAAAAAGATAGTTTTAATGATTATGACTGCATTGATGATATCTGCGGTTGCGAACGCAAATACAACAGATAGAAACAAGAAAAGAAAGAAACATAAAACACATAAAAGCAGCCATCATGGTTGGAAAAATGTTTCAATAGGGCGAACATGTAATAAGAAAAAACGTCATTAAGATTATTTATTAGTAGTAGTTTATTAATGGGGCGGATGCTTAAGTCCGCCCATTATTATTTTCAGTTACAATATTAGGATTACAAGTTATATAGTTGTATATTTAAGTATAAGAAAAATAAATAATTCGTTCTTTAAATAAAAATAAGTAAAATAAATTAATTAGGATTACAAGATATACAGTTGTATATTTAAAACATAATAAAAATAAATAATTAAAAACTAAAAACAAAAAATAAAGGTTATGAAAAACGAAAATCAAAACATCGAAACAAAACAATTAGGTAGACCTGTTAATCCGAATTCAGTTCGTCAACAACGATTAGCAGAGTTAGAAGCAAAACGTAATAACGGAGAGTTAAAACGAGGACGTCCGGTAAACGGGACATCAGTACGTCAAGCTAGATTAGCTGAGTTAGCAGCGAAAGCTGAATTAAACGGAGGCGTTATTAAAAGAGGTCGTCCCTCAAATGGCGAATCAGAACGTCAAAAACGATTAGCTGAGCGTGCTGCTAAAGCAGCGAGTGGAATTGAAATTAAACGCGGTCGACCAGCAATGGTTAAAGCAGAAGTTAGTAAGTAAGTTGTGTATGTTTTAAGTAATAGGGTAGTCCGTTAGGACTACCTTATTTTATCTCATATATTTAAATATAATAAAAAAAGATAATTTAAACTTTTAAAAACTTAAAACTATGATGAACTGGACAGAATTAAGACCTAAATTAAGAGCTGAGTTTAAAGATAATTTTACTTTTTATAATGATACTTATAAAAGTGGAAATAAGAGAGTGAAAATATGTTGTAATGTATTAGATGCGAATGTAGTAAAAGCATTTATTTTAGAACAAGATTCTGAATTAGATGTAAAAATCGAAACATTATACCCCCCGTTTATTAGTGTAGGAATTGATTATGTAATGATTAGATATAACAAGATATAAATTAGTTAAATGGGTAGGTCATTAGGCCTACCCTATTATATTTAGTATATTTAATTAACTTAAAAAACGAAACATATGAAATCAAAGCAAATATTATTAAACATGTTAGCCGTTGTTATAACGTTTGAATACATTGGAGTAACCGCAGCATGTGTTATGTACCCGAGCTGGGGAGCATTGGTAATGAATATTGCTTGTGCTGTAGCATGTGTTGTAACTGTACATAATGCCCATTTCTATAAATACCAAACGCGTTAGGACTACACATTAGTATATTGTATATTCAATCAACCAATAAAACATAAACATATGAGTACTCAAATTACATTCCCTAAACCATTTCAGTGGTTCATTAAAATAGGAATATCAATAGCTGGTATAGTGGGTTTAATAAATGTGGAGATTGCCTCACATAAGAGTGGATGTGAGTTTTTCATAATGGTGGGTATTGAATTGGTTACCTTATGTTATGGCTTGTGGCTTACTAGATTTATCGATGAATAGGACTACATAGTATATGCTCGTATATTAAATTAACTTAAAAAACGTAAAATATATGAAAATCGAATTAAGAAAATTAAACGTACTCGAGTATTTACAATTTGAACGCGATGAACGTATTCCTGAGTTAATCGAATCGTATGATGGCGATGTAGAATATGTCATTAATGAGATATGGGGTCCATTAACTACAGTATTGGACGGGAAAACAGATAATGACTTAATGGACATTATTAATTCCATCATGGATAAAGATACGTATGAGGACGAGTTTAATGCGTTTAAATTACATATAGGATCCGACGATATAGAAGAGATAGACTGCTGGCTTGTATGGGAAATGATTTGTAACCCATTATAAGATTTACTTATATATGCGTACGTACGTATGCAATTATAAATACTGGCCCATGCGCGCCGTCGTCCATATAGCGGGCGGGCGCGTCGGGACAGGATATGCCACCAATTCCCACATCTTATACAACTTTTACGCCTCGACTTGTATATACGTATATACATATATACCCATAAACATATCTAAATTTTCAAACTAACCCTTTTTGCCAAACCTTAAAAGGAACGCACCCAACCAAAAAAACGATCTTTTCATTATCGACAAAGTATATACGTATATTTATAATAAACCATTTATCTAATGAATTTAACAGAGATCTACATTAACGTATTTTTTGAGAATTTTTTTAAAGAACTACAAGAAGAATACCCATTAAATGAGGAATCAAATCCAGCTCTTCAAGAATTGCTCACTAAAGCAAACGAGCTTGTTTTTAAAAAGTTTGGTATCAATCCAAGTAATAAAGTTTATTTTATAGCAGGTTCGGCAGCCCTATATCTTTTCCCAGTTTTAAGAGACAAATTGGATTTACGTAGTACAGTAGGTGATTTAGATATTATTATTCCAGAAGCTAAATATTGGAAACAAGCAGGTCTCGAGGGACAAACCATCTATCGTCCTAAAGAAGACAAGCGTATTGAGGTGTTTACTGAGTGGGATCCTGCTAAAGCAGGGGGTGATTATGAAAATATAAAAGTAAGAAGTACCTCAGATATTCTAAAAGATTCATTTCAATCTCAAGGCTATTGGTTCATGAGTTTAATAGATATTTTTGATTATAAAATGAAGTTAGGTCGTCCTAAAGAAAAGGATATTCTTGATAAAATTAAAGCATATCAAGACGGAACTATTACCGATAAAATTAGTTTATTAAGACAATTACTTTCTTATTATAAAAAAGAAGATATTAAAAACTAGGATTTCAAAATTTCATTTTATATATTCCAGAAAAAAATATATGAAAAATTTTATAAAAATAATCCTTGTAATTATTATGTATTACCTTATTGGTAGTTTTATTGCTTGGGACCTTGACATAGCCAATTGGAGTTGGGTAGGTAGAGTATTCTATATTATATTTAGTATTTGGGGGATATCTAAAGTAACAGAAGATTAATATATACATATATACGTAGGAAGGTTATGAATGGTAGGACATTATGGGTTAAAGAGGAAATTCTTGAGAGAGTTTCCTCCATTGTTGGGTATTTTAATAATACTTATTCACCAAATGATCAAGTTTTATTTGCTCCTGTTTTACAAGGGGCAATTCCTTTTTTCTCAGATATTGCTAAAGGAGTTACATTTGATCCTTTTATTGAATATATTGGTATTAGTTCATATAAAGGTGAACAACAGAAAGAATTCAATCTATATCGTATGATTGATACCAAATATATTTCGGGTAAAATAGTATGGTTATTTGATGATATTGCTGATTCAGGAAATACGTTAAATTATTTATCTAAGTTGTTATACCAACGGGGAGCACAAGATGTAAAGACATGTGTGTTAATTAAAAAACAGCATTGTAAATGTAATATTGATCAATTTGGATTTGAAATGGGTGATGGTTGGTTATGGGGTTATGGTATGGATTCACCAAATGGAAAAGGACGCTCATTAAATAATATATATTGTAAATTATGAAAAAAATCCCTTCAATTAAATCTATTTCGCTTGAGGAAGCAGAACAATATATTTCTCAAGATGAGGATGTGCAAAATTCTTCTATTTATTATTTTACATTAACCCCACAAGAACCACCTCCGGGTGTTGATGGGAGTTGGGATGTAACTTATTATACTAGAAGACCAAAAAAGACTGTTCCAACTGATGGAATGGGGGATGATATTATTTATGTTTTATCAAATCCCTCAATTCCTGGTTTATTAAAAATAGGATACACACGTAAGGAAATTGGTATCCGAATTAAGGATCTTTCTAAAGCAACAGGAGTTCCAACACCATTTAAATTGGAGTACGTGTTCAGATGTTATAATGGACTACAGCTTGAGAGTGATATACACAAGCATTTAAAAGATTTTAGACCGAACAATTATCGCGAATTTTTTGATGTAACATTAAATCAAGCTATAGAAGCTGTCAAACATTTAGGAGAAAGTTATATTTAACTTGGGATATTGAATATTTATTATTATATTAAAATTAAAACAAATTAAAATTTATTATGAAACAATTTATTATTCTAGCTGCACTAATTACACTTTTAACTGCATGTGGTGGAACCAAAACCGAAACTATTTCTGTAACTGATTCTGTTACTATTGATACGGTTACTGTTGATACTACTATTATTGTTAAAGATTCAGTTAAAACTGATACTATAAAGTAATTAGTATACTAGTGTTTGATTTGAATTGCTTCATATTTATGGGAAACCATATATGAGGCAATTTTTGTTTTAAAATAATTAAGTAAAATGTTTTTCAAAAATAAATTAACTTTAATTGATAAATCTATTAATTTAGTAGGTTATTTATTTAAAACGCTTTTTGATATTTTTAAAATGAATATAAATAACATATTTAACTTATTTAGCGATCAACCTCAAGATGATGAAAATGAATTATTAATAGATTTTTCAGAACATCCTTTTTATTGGATTGGAGGGTTTAATAAAATAATTTCTAATCATTCTTATTTTAAACAATATGCTGTTAAAATGTTTAAGGATGCTTCTCCAAGTTTAGATGAGGATGAAGTTGAACGAGCTGGGAACCATATAATGTTTGAAAAAGCTTGGGAGTATATAAAAGATATAAAATTAAATAACCAATTTCATATTGAGTGTTTAAGGAAAAAAGCATCTTTTGGGTTTTGTAAAAACTTAGAGTATGCAGTACAACATTTTGAACAATTTGAAGAATATGAAAAATGTGCCTTACTTAAAGGTATTGAAATTAAAGTTAAAGAATTTTTAAAGTAAACTTGATTGCTTATTCTTTTACCCGTATATTAAAATTACGGGTTTTAAAAAACAGAATAAGTAATTAAAGGAGATGGGGATTAGTTATGAGTGGGATATTGGGAGAGTAGACGGGGGAAATATGTTTTATCTTTGATTGGAAAAACATATTTATTTTCTGTTACATAATTGTGGATCTTAATAGAATCTAAAGGATAAGTTTTAAGTAAAGCAGTTTGATATTTAGATATACTGAATATGGCTAGTATTTTGCAGCTCATTCTTTTAGTACTTCCTATTATAATAGGTTGTTGTGTTTTAGGATATAATGTTATTATGGTAGAATCTGAGCAGTATGTTTCTAATGGTTCTCCTTTTTTAAATAAAATAGTATGAGACATTTTGTCTTTATAATATAATTTTATATTCTTTACAAATTCAAACCCACGTATATCTATATTTTCAACTATTGGTTGGATTATAAAAACAGAATCATTATCCAGTACTAATGGAAAAGGCTGAGGAAGATCATTTTTGGTTTTTTTTATACTATCATCTATAGTTGTTAGATTCATAAATAATCCAAAACATATTATTACCAGAAAAGTTGAGATGGAGAATTTCATGTATTGATGTGTTTAAATATAAATATAAGATCTTTTATTTTTAACTTGGAATCCAAAAAATTATTTTATATATTATTTCCTAAATAAAAATTTTATATATTATGAGAAATAGAGAATCAGTATTACGCAAACTAGATAGTTTGGAGTCTAATACTAACAAATTAGTTATGGCCTTAAATCAAGGTAACCGTGAATTATGTTATGAAGTTATTGAAGAATTCAGATCTCAAATTGAACAACTTAAAATGTATGTTGAATCTGAACCTATTTCAGGTAGTGAATTAAATCGAATCTAATTTAAAAATAAAAGTTATGAAATTAACAGCCGAACAAATCCAAGATAATTGGGATAAATTATTATCCAGAATTGATGCCTATATTACTGAGCCTCGTCGTTCAAATTTAAAAGCATTCTATGAAAAATACTCAGAACGTCTAATGTTGATGCCTGCTGCTCACAAGAAAGAATACCATAATGCATTCCCAGGAGGATATGTAGACCATGTTCTTCGTGTAATTGATTGTGCTCTTAAATTAAATAATATTTGGGTTGAAATGGGAGTAGATGATACTACATATACTATTGAAGAATTAGTATTTTCAGCATTAAACCATGATTTAGGTAAAATAGGAGATGAAGAAAATGAATCTTATATCCCACAAACTGATCAATGGCGTAGAGATAAATTAGGTGAAGATTATATGTTTAATACTAAAGTACAATTTGCCTCAGTACCAGATCGTGGTTTATTTTTACTTCAATCTCATGGTATTCCTTATACATTTAATGAAATGATTGCAATCCAAACCCATGATGGATTATATGATGAAGGTAACAAAAAATATTTAATGACATTCATGCCAGAACAAAGACCACGTACTTCATTACCATATATTGTACATCAAGCTGATTTAATGGCTGCAAGAATTGAATTTGAAAAAGAATGGTTACCAAAATTTAAAAGTAACTTGGCTCCAACAAAAAATAATTATACATTGACTGGCAAGCAGCCAGTTAACAAAGCTTCTATTAAAACTAAAGCCTTAGGTAATATTCAAAGTGAAGGTTTAAAAAATGTAATGAATGATTTTTTTAAAGCTTAAGTTAATTTTTTAATTTTTTAACATTAAAGGTTGTGATTAAGTTCATAACCTTTTTTAATTTAACAACATGGTAACAACAATTATTATTCTTTCTCTTATTATAGTAATATTAATTTTTACTACTTATAATTTACTTAAGAAAAACGAAAAATGTGAAGATGTAATTAAATCATATGAAAAATATATGATTAATTTATCTACTGCAATTGAACTCTCAGATGCAAAACTCAAAGAAATTGATTCTAAGGGTACATTTGAAGGAGATGATGAGGTAGGTTTTTTCTTTAAAACATTACAATTTATACAAGAACAATTAAATGATTTTAAAGTAAAATAATATATGTCTAAAAATTACTTTACTCAGGAAACTGAAGACGCAATCGTAGCTTATAATTTAAGTGAAGATTTTAATGAAAAAAGTCGAATATATAATGATAGAATACATTATGCCTTTTTTAAACTTACTCAAAATATAATTCATACATTTAAGTTTTATTATACTGAGGTTGAAAATATTGAAGATTTACAACATGAAATAATGATATTTTTATTATCCAAAATTCATTTATATCACCATAGTAGAAGTATCCAGGATAGATTAGAAAAAATTATTATAAAAGAATTTAAAGAAAAATATACTTTGAATTTTACTAATTATACAAATGATTCACCTACTGTAACTCAATCTCAAATTGATCAGTTTATTTCAAAATTAAATGTATCTGAGAAATGTATGGATAAGCTAAAAAAACTTACCCCTCCTAAAGCATATTCATATTTTGGAACTATTACTAAACGATGGTTAATTTTATATAACGATAATAATTATAAAAAACGCGTAAATTCAGTCCCAGTATCCACAATAGAGGAAGATAATGGGCATTCTTATGTGATAGAAGAAAATAATTCACCAAGTGATAAATTGTCTCATAATGACAAAATATCTTTATTTACAGATTTATATGTTGAGTATTGTACCAATAATATTTATACTCTATTTCCTAAGGAAGCGGATGCCAAAATAGCAGATGCTATATTAGAATTATTTAGAAAAAGAGATAATTTAGAAATTTTTAATAAAAAAGCATTATACATTTATATACGAGAAATGATAGATGCTAAAACACCTAAAATTACTAAAATAGCCGATCGATTGTATATTATATTTAAAAAGGGCTATATCTTTTATTTAGAAAACGGATATATAAAATTTTAACACATCTCGTATTTATAATAAATAAATATTGATAAAAATATGGATAATTTAGATTCCAATATCTTTGGTGATAAAAAACTTAAAGATTTATTTCAAGAAATATATACCAACCAAAAGAAAAAAGAAAGACAAATTTCTGCTTTGATTGAAGAATTAAAACCAATGGTTGAAAGTATTGGGGATGCTACTTTAATTGTTCCATTACTTAAAGAATATCTTGAAATAGGTGTTAAAAATGATGAACAATTAATTAAAATGGCCACAGTCATTCAGCGCTGTTTAAATGCTAATAGTACAGGAGGTGGTGATGGATTTGGTATATCTGAGGCTGAGAAAACACAACTTTTAAATGACATTAATAAATTGAATGATAATTCTAAAGAATAATGAATTACGGATTTAGCGGTTTAAATCAAAATTTAAACTCAAATAGAAACAATAATTTTACTACAAATACAGCTTTAGGTCTATCAAATCTAATTATTTCTGCTAGAGTACTTAGTATTGTATTAGATGAATCTCATCCCCGATTTAATGAATTAGGGGGGTGGAATGGATTAGGTACTATTGAATATGAATCTGTTAATACTCCTTTCCCAAGACCCCTTGCTGAAAATTTTGTTTTTCCTACAGCTACTACTCTTAATCCAAATATTAAAAACTATCCATTAATAAATGAAATAGTATATTTAATATCTCTTCCAAATACTGAAATAGGTGAAACAACAGTATCTACAAATTCATACTACATAAATATTACTAGTTTGTGGAATCATCCACATCATAATGCCTATCCAGCAACTCCTAATAATCTACCATCTTCCCAACAGAAAGATTATATTCAAACTCAAGCAGGAAGTATTAGACGAGTAACAGATCAATCTACAGAAATATTTTTAGGTAAAACATTTAAAGAACGCTCAAATATTCACCCACTTTTACCATTTGAAGGAGATGTAATCCATGAAGGTAGATGGGGAAATTCAATTCGTTTAGGAAGTACAGTTAATAATACTCCAAATGCTTGGTCAAGTACTGGAGAAAATGGAGATCCTATTGTTATAATTAGAAATGGACAAGGTCTCCAAACCCCAGAAGGTTGGATTCCTATTACTGAAAACCTATCTACAGATAATTCTTCTATTTATTTAACTAGCACACAAAATATCCCTATACTTGCCTCAAGTGTTAGTTACATAAGTTATCCTGATGGTCAACAACCTACTTCTCCTAAAAATTATGCTGGTAAACAAATAATTTTAGATTCTGGTAGATTAGTATTTAATGCTTATGAAGATCATTTACTACTAAGTTCAGCTAAATCTATAAATTTAAATTCCAAAGAATCTGTTAATATAGATACTAAAAAATTCATTACTGATGCTGATAAAATATTTTTAGGAAAAGAAGATTTAGCAAAAGAACCATTATTATTAGGTGATACAACTGTTAATTTATTAAGAGATTTAACCTCAGTTATTAAAGAGATAGCCCAATCTTTACAGAATTTAACATCTTTACCTGTTGCTCCATATACCCCTGCTCAATTTCCTGAATTGCTTTTACCTATGACTAATGCTATTACATATCTAGAATCTTTAGAAAAACAATTAGGAACAACTCCTGAGAATTGTACTTTAACCTCAAAACGTAATTTTACATTATAATGGCTGTCATAAACTATAAAGAAGAAGATAACCCATCAGAAAAAAATAGATTTGGAACAGTATCAGGTGTAGATTTAAAATCACCACCAATTCTAAATGAAAATCCATTAGATATAGAATATGTAAATGGACTTAATCCTGGAGAAGTTTATTTAAAATGGTTAGTATTTGAAATATTTCTTAGAAATAAAAATATTACAACTGATATAAATTCTTTAGAAGGAAGAAGTAGAATAAGTTTAGAATTAATTAATGAATTTAATGAAAATGTTAAAAATAAAAATCCATATTTAGTTAATTTACCTCCTTTAAATAGAGCAGATATAGAGGCAATTCAAAAATTTACTAAAAAAACAGATCCAAATATTCAAGTTGATGGTTGGGTAGGAACACAAACTGTTCAATTAAAATATCCACGACAAACAGTTTTAGATATAACATATAAACTTTGGAATAAACAAAACAAACCCGATGAATACGGTATAAATAAATATCCTTCTAATACATTAGTTCCTATAATATGGGGAAATAAAAGATATGTAGTACCTGTATCTGATTATCTAAATGGTGTAAGAGCCAATAAAATATCTTTTCCATTTTGGAGATTATATAATCCTTCCACTGATAAAAGTAGGCTTCCATATAATACTATAAATAATATGTTAAGAACAACGTTTGGTCCTGAAAAAATATGGGAACAAATGGATGATAATTTAATTATAGAAGATAAATTAAATATAAATCAAACTACTTTAAAAGAACAACAAAATAAGCTTCAATTGTCTGAACAAACTAAATTAGTTAATTCTTTAAGATAAAATGGCTGGTAATAAACTTCCCTTATTAATAATTAATTCCTCCCAAAAACTAATCAATCAATTAGTTCCAACTATTACTCAGATAATTACAGAGACAGGAATTAAAAATATAGGGCAACCTAATATGGAAATGCCTACTACGTGTTTATCCAAAAATGAATTAAATTCAATCTTACAATTGAGAAATAATATGGTTGATCAATTAAATTCAATTTCTAGAACAATAGAAACTTTAAGTAAACCAATAGATACATTAAATACAGTTGTTACAACAACTTCTACAATATTAGATGCTACTAAAACTGCACGTACTGCTGCTAATGTAGCTTTAAGTTTTATCCCTTTAGCCCCAGGAGCTGCTCCTGCAGCAATTAATGTTTTAGGAGATCTAATTAATGTTTTAGATCCAAATATCCAAACAGCAAAAAATAAGATATCTTCTATATCTGAAGCATTAGATTATGCTAATGATAAAATATTTAAATTACTTAATTTATTAAAATCAATAGATTTATATTTAACTAGATGTGGAATACCATCTTCAGATTTATCTAATACTAGTGAATATGTAAATAGAATAGATCAACAATATACTCAAGTTCAAGAATCTCCAACATCTTCACAAGTATATAATGGATTTACTTTAGATATTGTTGAAGAACAATTTTCTCCTACTATAAAAAGAATAAAAGGAGTGGCTAGAAATTCTCAAGGTATTATATTATTACAAACACCACTTTCATTTACAACATCCACTCAAGTATTAATTGCAGAACTTAAACTAATTATCGATAGAAGTAATTTAAAAGCCTATTGATTAAATATTTATAACAAATGAAAACAGACATTTTTAAAAAACTTATTAAAGAAGCAGTCCGTGAAGCAATTCAAGAGGAAATGAAAGATCTTCTTTTAGAAGCAGTTAGATCAAATAAACAGCCTATAAAAGAATCTTTTGATTCTGAAACTCGTACTTTAAATTTTAATACTAATTCTTTACCACCTAGATCTCCTATTGATACTAAAAAAGCATATATGGATATTTTAGGAGAAATGGCTCAAGGGCCTAAATCTGGATTAGAAGGAGAATTCAAAATGCAAGGACCCATAGATCCAGTAAATGGAGCTCTACCTGATGGACAACTAAGTTTAGATCAAATAATGAATTTAACTAGAAAATAATGGCATTTGGTGCAAAAAAAATATTTCCAATAGATCAAAAACCGGGTACCGCGGTAGGAATTTCTATTCCTTTTAATGCACCTGCAGTATTTTTTTCAACTTATACCACTAAAGATGCTATTCGAAATAATTTATTAAATTTTTTCTTAACTAATAAAACAGAAAGATATTTAAATAATAATTTTGGTGCTAATTTAAGAGCATTTATTTTTGAACAGATAACCTCTGGTAATTTAGATTTTTTAAAACAAGATATTCAGCAATTAATCAGTCAATATTTTACTAATATAAATGTAGAAAAATTAGATATTTTAGAATATCCTGATGCTAATGAAATTAATGTACAATTAACATACAGTATTATTAATACTGGAGTAACTGATCAAGTAGAAATAACGTTTGCATAATGGCCGCTAATAAAAATATAAAATACATAAATAAAGATTTTAATGAATATAGAGCAAGTCTAATTGACTATGCTAAAACTTATTTCCCAACCACATACAATGACTTTAGCCCAGCATCTCCAGGAATGATGTTTATGGAAATGGCAGCATATGTAGGTGATGTTTTATCTTTTTATTTAGATAATCAAGTTCAAGAAAACTACTTACAATTTGCTCGTCAATCAAATAATTTATTTGAATTAGCATATATGTTTGGGTATAAACCAAATGTAACAGGAGTAGCAACCACAAATATAGATTTTTATCAAAAAATACCATCTAAACTTTCAGGTTCAGTATATGTTCCCGATTTTGATTATGCTTTGTTTATTGACGGAAATGCTACCGCTACTACATCAAATGGTATATCTTTCTTATTATCAGATCCAGTAGATTTTTCAGTATCAAGTTCTGGGAATCCAACCGAAGTTACTGTTTATGAAATATCAGGTGGGAATCCTGTGTATTTTTTATTGAAAAAAACACGTAAATCAATTTCCTCAACTATCAATACTACTACCTTTTCATTTGGTTCACCTGTTAAATTTTCAACAGTTGAAATAAATGCTTCAAATATGGTAGGTATTTTAGATATTGTTGATAGTGAAGGAAATGAATGGTATGAGGTAGATTATTTAGGTCAAGAAATGGTTTATGATTCTATTAAAAATACAAATGTTAATGATCCTAATTTATCTCAATATAGTGAAGATACTCCATATCTTTTAAAATTAAAAAAAGTACAATATAGGTTTGCTACTCGTTTTAGAAATTCAACAACATTACAAATTCAATTTGGAGCAGGTACAACAGCTGATGTAGATGAAAACATAGTTCCAAATCCTGATAATGTAGGTATTGGTTTACCATTTGAACAAACCAAACTTACTACAGCATATGCTCCTTCAAACTTTTTATTTACTGATACTTATGGTATTGCACCATCAAATACAACATTAACAGTTAGGTATTTAACAGGTGGAGGAGTAACAGCAAATGTATCATCAAACACTTTAACTAAGTTAAATGGAACTGTTAAGTTTTTAAATTCAAATTTAAATCCAACTACAGCAAATGATATTTTTGCCTCATTAGCAATTACAAATCCTGAAGCAGCAAATGGTGGAGGAGATGGAGATACAATTGAAGAAATTAGACAAAATTCTTCTGCAAATTTTGCTACTCAATTACGTAACGTAACTCAAGATGATTACTTAGTAAGAGCATTAAGTATGCCTGCTAAATATGGAAATATTTCAAAAGCATATATTGAACCAACTAAAGCTCAAAGCGCAGCATCAGGTGAATCTGCTGGTATTTTAGATTTATATGTTTTAACAACTGATTTAAATGGTAAATTAAATACTGCTTCGGTTGCTTTAAAACAAAATCTAATTACATATCTTTCTCAATATAGAATGATTAATGATGCTATCAATATTAAAGATGGATTTATTATCAATATAGGAATAGATTTTGATATTATTATACTTCCTAACTATAATAGTAATGAAGTATTAACAGCATGTATTTCAGCTTTACAATCATATTTTGCTATTTCAAAATGGCAGATAAACCAACCAATTATATTAAGAGAAATTTATATTCTTTTAGATAAAATTGAAGGTGTCCAAACCGTTAAAACTATTAATATTTCAAATAAAGTAGGAACAAATTTAGGATACTCAGAATATGCATACGATATTTCTGGAGCAACTAAAAATAATGTAGTTTATCCTTCATTAGATCCTATGATTTTTGAAATAAAATATCCACAAACAGACATTCAGGGTAGAGTAGTATCCTTATAAAATAAACCATGGCAGTATATAAAATATTCCCGACTCAAGATACAACATTGTATTCTCTATATCCTGAAATGAATACAGGATTAGATGAAATTTTAGAATCTTCTTTAGAAGTAGGAAATTATGGAACACCTTCTCCTCAAGCAAGTCGTTTTTTAATTCAATTTGATTCAAATGAAATAATAAATATCATTAATGATAAAATTTCTGGATCTCAATGGCAATCTAATTTAAAATGTTTTGTTGCTAATGTTACTGCTTTAAATTCAGACACTACAATAGAAGTATACCCAATTTCTCAATCTTGGAATATGGGTACAGGAAGATATGAATATTCTCCAGAAGTACAAAATGGAGCAAGCTGGATTTGGAGAGATTATAAAGGTGGTATTCGGTGGACTACTAGTTCATTTGCCCCGGGTTCAACTGGTTCATATTCTTCATCAGTAGATCCAGGAGGAGCTACATGGTATGTAACTCAATCATTAAGTGGTTCTCAAACATTTGGATATTACACAGATAAAGATATTAATGTTGATACTACAAATATAGTTAATGCTTGGTATAGTTCTTCTATTGAAAATAATGGTTTTATAGTTAAACAAGAAACTGAATTTATTGATAGTGAAGATGTTCAACCTAAAATGAAATATTTTTCTATTGATACTCATACTATTTATCCTCCATGTTTAGAATTTAAATGGATAGATACTACTTTTAATACAGGTTCTTCAACTTTATCTACAATCAATATTCAACCATTTGTAGTTACAATCGGTGAAAACTCAGGATATTTTTATCCTGATAGTATCAATGAATTTAGAGTATATTCAAGACCTGAATACCCAGCTCGAGTATTTTCAACTTCTTCTTATTTCACTCAAAATTTCTATTTACCTGATAATTCATATTATGCTATAAAAGATTTAGATACAGATGAATATGTGGTTGATTTTGATGTAACATATACTCAATTAAGTAAAGATGAAACAAGTAGTTTTTTTACTTTATATATGAAAGGATTACAACCTGAAAGATATTATAAGATCTTAATTAAAACTACAATAGATGGAAGTACAGTAGTATTAGATA